ACAACTGTTTGTTCGTTTTCGTTTTTTGAAATGTCTGTAATTGATTCTGCGGAAACGAATGTTTTTACGTGAGTGTGTACTTCCAATACACTCCAACGTTCTGAAACCTGAAAAGGTTTACGAACGGCAAGAAAGCGATCTACTGCACACGAACGACTCGTGCAGCATACGTAACCAGACTTACCGGAAGATTCGCTATTTGATGCTGCGAAAAATGTCAGCGGGGAAGCTTCTTCACTGTCATACCCCATAAATGTGACCCGAAATAGGTCATTCTCCTTTCTCTCTGCCAACGTCGTCTCAAAAATGAACTTCAAAGAATTGTACTCCATCCACGGCACGATCTTCGGCCAAAAGCTGTCCAACGAAAGTGAACCCCCAATCAAAGGCAAATATCTCTGTTTCCTGAGCTCATCAACAAACCTCTCGAATGGCTCTTTCCCCCATCTGTGAAACTCGTACAAAGCAGAACGAATGGATCCCGGAACTTGTTGCATCATGTCACATGAAGACGTCCACATCAACATTTTTTCAATGGAAACAATTTCTAACCTGCCATGGAAATCTCTTTTCAAAAACGAAATTTCCTCGAGCGAACAAAACGGTTTTGCACAAGCATTTTTGTGAGGGTCTGTGACAACCATCCCAATAGACTCATGAAAGTGAGTTATTTTCTGAAAATCGTACTCTTGCATGCGCGAAACTGTAAAACTGTCGTCCCCACCAAAAATAGCCTTCACATTCGAAGAAAAATCCTCATTCGGAAAAAGTGAATAAAAGCAATACCTCTCTCTGGCTGAATTCATTAAAGAATTAAGGAGATACGTCAAAAAATGGCCTGAATTTGTTCCTTTATGCATAAAAACAACCTTGTTTCCAAACAACGCAGCAGGTGACAAAATGGTCGTACACAAGGCTGTCACATACACATGATCAAACCTGCCTGTCTCCACCATAAACTCAATCAAAATGTCCAAAACAAGCTTCATCAAAAAACGAGGAACTGTCAAATCCCAATGCGAATAATCTGCACAATTGTAAAACTCACCAAAACTGACCATGTGACTCATCATCTCTTCCCACTCTGTTGAATACGGATTTAAACCAAATGCACACTCCATTTCCATGGGCAAACAAAACGCAACATGCCCAAGCCACCAAAAATTTTTCTTCAAAATCAGATATGAGACCAAAT